ATTTTGTACATAGTGCACAATATAATGATACACATCAACAAGGAATAGCTGAATGTTATGATAATACAGATACTAAAAGAACTATTCAACAAATAGTAATACCTAAACGTCAATGGATTCTATATTGTCTTTATAAAAATTCATCACATCTTAAGGTTAATGTTTATTCAGAAGAAAGCCCTAATGGTGTTAACACAAATAGGTATGGTAGTGCATTAACAACTGTTTGCCCTGGTTTAAGAAATTATGATAATAGATTAGGAATTGGTACATCTGGAAGTCAATATTCAGGATTAAACGGGACAATAGATGAAGTTTTTATGTTTAATAAGACCTTATCAAATGAAACAACTTTAAAATTATATCAAGATTTATATGCTTGGTCTAAATGGTCAGAAAAGAATTATTCTTCTCCTATGTCAATTGAACTTAATAATACTCCAGAAGTTCAAGGTAGGGTGCATTTTGATAGTGAAGATATAATGCTTTCAGCTAAACTCAATGGAGTGAATTTTACTTCTTTTCTTTTAGTTTCAGCACCAGCTATTCCTTACCCTGACCAAGTTGAAAACTTAGTAAATATAAGCATAACTAACACTTCAATACAAATCCAGTTTAATTATACAGATGATACAGCAACAAAAGCTTTGATTTTATTAGATGATGTTAATACAATTAATTTGACTTATCCAACCAATATTTACAATATTACAAGTCTTACACATAATACCGAATATAATATTACTGTGGAATCTTATAATGAATCAGGAACTAATGATACAGTCACAACAGAGAATAGTATTCTTGTAACTACAAGTGAAACACCAACACCATCAGGCACGTTTATCCCATTACAAATTAATAATTTGATTAATGCTTCTATTACTAATATTTCGATATACATAGCATTCAATTATACCGATGATAATACAACAACTGCGATTATTTATTTAGATGAAGTTAATACTATTAATCTTACTTATCCTGATATTGATTACAATATAACTGGGTTATCTCCTAATACTGAATACAACATAACAATAGATTCGTATAATGAAACCACTGGTGAGAACACATCACAATCAAGCGAGAATTCAATACAGATAACTACTGAAGAAACTGTTGTAATTCTGCCTTATATTTTATTAGATTTGATTTATCCATTGACTAATATTTCAGTAACTTTTAATGAGTTTTTTAATGTAACTGTTGAAGTGGAATGTGCAGGAACTACTGATTGTAATGATGTTAATGTTAGTTTAGACCCAACACCTTATGAAAATGTTGATATATCTGATTATGTTTCATGGTATAATTTAAGTGAATTTATTGATATTGATAATTGGGAAGATTGGGGAACTAATGGTTTAGATATGGATGATAGTGTAAGTGAACTTGTAACTAATAGTCATTGTGTGGGTGCTACTTGTATGCATTATAATGGAAGAGGTACTAAAACTGTTGAATTTATACTGGGCAATCCTATTTCTGAAAATTGGACTATATCAGCTCAAATAAATTCTGAATCTTATCCGACAACAACTTACAGTCGTTTTTTTGGAGCAGATAATGCAAATATGGGGGCAGGAAATCTTAATTCCTCTATGTATTGTCAAACAACACAAGATACAGGAACAGTAAATCCTAACGTAGATTTAGGTGCTTATAGTTTAGATACACCTTATGTTGTAACTTGTTTTAAGAATGGTACTACATTATGTGGTCAGATTGATAATGGAACAGTAAGTTGTACTAATTTAGACGGAACTCAAACAAATTCACAATGGTTTAGTTTTGGTGGAACTGTAAGTGGTTTGAATGGTTCTTTTTCAAGTGGTGGTGCAGCTTATACAAGAGCATTAAATGGTTCAGAAAGACAAGAATTGTATGCTTGTTTAAGTACTGGTGGTAATATTTTAGAAGGATGTACTACTTCAGCAGAAAGCACTAAGACGGGACTTATTAGTAACGTTTCAGGAACAACTCCTTTTTATACGAACAATACAAATCCGAGAACTGTAAGCTTAACTGCTGGTGAGAAATTAAACGTTACTTTCTGGGTAAATGCAACTGGTTCAATAAACGGTACTTTTGAGTTCTTTGCTTATGTAAATCAAACAAGTAATATGAGTAATTCTAATATAACTCAAACTTGGAACGTGACAATAATAGCAGCTTCAACTACAAGTACTTGCACTTGTCCTGGGATTGATACTGACTGGGGAATAGATTGTAGTGAGAACTGCGAACTTGCTACTTGTGACATTGGAACTGGAAACTTATGGTTCTATGGAACTGGTTATCCTCAAATATCTAACCAAATCACTATAAACAAGATAACTAATGGGAGTTCAACGTGCCACGTATGGGGAAATAGTACGGGAAGTATCATTGGTGGTTGAAATTCGGTGGTTTTAAAAAGAATAACACGGAGTATGATATGTATGACAAAAAATAATGAGTTTGTTTATTTCTGCGATAATGTAAACTTTGAAGAAGTTGAAACAAAAAGCGGTAAAGATTTCTATGTTAGTGGGTATATTTCCACAGGAGATATTGACCTTGTTAATGAAGTTGTCACTGATAATTGTATGAAAAGTATGTTGGAACAGTTAAAGAGTAGAAATATAACTCTTGACTATGACCACGAAGCTTTTAGAAATAATCCTACCATACTACCTTCTGGAAAAATTATTGAAGGGAAAATTGACAAAAAAGGACTTTGGGTGAAGGCAAAACTTAATCCAGCAAGTCCTAAATTTAAGGCATTATGGGAAAGTATCAAGGGCGGGTTTGTTAATGCTTTCAGTATTGCATATAAAGCAACGAAAGTTTTGAAGAAAAAGGTTGGTGAAAAGACAATAAAAGTACTTGATGATGTAAACCTATTAAATGTTGCATTAACTGGTGCTCCTGTTAATTCATCAGCAATAATGACAGACTTTGGTATGAAAGGTATTATGTTAAAATCTATTAATGATTTTGAAGATGTGGAGGTGGCTAAGATGCCAGAAGAAAAAGAAAAAACTGAAGCTCCTAAAGAGGATGCTCCTAAGGAAGAAGTGAAAGAAGAACCTAAAGAAGAAGCAAAGGTTGAAGAAAAAGCAGAAGAAGAAAAACCTAAGGAAGAACCTAAGGAAGAAGCTAAGGTAGAAGAAAAAGCAAAAGAAGAAGCTATTGAGAAATTGACAGCTGACTTAAAGTCTATGAGGGAAGATTTAGACACAACAAAAAAAGAACTGAAAAGTATGAAGGATAAACCAGTTTTTAAATCAAAGCAAGAAGAAATGCCTATTGAAGTTAAATCTGAAAAGAAACTCAAAGGAATGCTTGATGTTATCTAAGGAGGAATGAAGAAAATGATAAGTACAAAATCTATGGAAGGTGTAAGTCCAGCAGATGCTTACTCACAAAGTTTTGGTAGTATTCCGGACAAAACATGTTATCAGAGAGTTGACGTTAAAAGCTTGAAAGATTTAAAATATGAAGTCGATATGCGTGGCGTAATCGGTGATGCTGCAGAAGTCGGTCTTAAAGCATTATCAACAACCGCTGGCGGAGCAGGAACAGCAGGGTATGCAATGGTTCCAATCTTCGTTGATCCAAGAGTAGTAGACGTTACAAGGAAATATACTCCACTTGTTGAGTTAATCCCAAGAGTAACAAACAGAGGAATGTATGCAGATTACAATCAATTAACAGCAAAAGGTGGCGGTGTTACTGCTTCTGAAGATGCAGAATTGACTGATGTAAGTGATACATTCGACAGACAAAGTACAGCAATAAAATTTTTGTATTCAGTTGGAAGAGTTACTGGACCTATGCAAGCAGCAATGCCATCATTCGTTCTACAAGGTATGACTCCTGCTGGTGGTGCTGGTGGTGCATTTGGTGATGCTTCAGCTGGTAACGCAAAACAAATGGAAGTTCTTATCAAGACAAGAGCTATGCGAGAGCAAGAAGAAAATCTTATAATGAATGGAAATACTACAACATCCACAGGAAACGGTCCTGACGGAACAGAGTTTGCTGGTATAATTTCATTACAATCTACAACTAACGTAGTTGATAAGAATACAACAGCTCTATCTTTGAATGATATTAACACAGCAATAAGGTATGCATTTGATGATGGTGGAAGACCTAATCTTGCAGTATGTTCAAGCGGTGTCTATGAAGACTTACTTGGATTACTAACAGCAAAGATTGGTTATTTACAACCAGTTCAGCAAGTATTCTGGGGATTCTCAACAATCGTTCTTCACACAATGGTTGGCGATGTTCCAGTAATACCATCAATGTATATGAGCAACGTAAGTGGAAGTAAAGCAATATATTTCTTAGACCTATCAGTTGTTGAAATGAGAGTTCTTCAAGACTTAACATATGAAGACCTTGCAAAGACAAATGACAGTCAGAAATTTATGCTGAAGATTTATGAAACATTAATCATAAAAAACACAGCATTTAATTCTTGGATTGGGGAAATATCTGGGTAAGCTATTGCTTACCTTTTATTTTATTTTATTTTTTTAATCTAAGAAAAATGGAGGAATGATAATAATGACTAACTCAAAAACTGCTGCAATAGATTTATTCCCTAATGGTGGAATTCCAAATGATGGGTATAAGTTAGGCAGAATATATATTGCAAGTTTCAATCCAACAAATATGGAACTTGAAGTAACAAACGCATCAAAAATAGTTGATGCACAATTGATGAATGTAGGTGGAACTGCTATCGTCACAGATGTAAGTGGTGGAACTGCAATTGTTGCTGTTACCGGAGCAAATGGTACAGCTGCACTTAATGGGATGATACTTTACAAAGAATAAGGAGGGAAAAAATGGCAGATGCAACAATAGCAATAGCAGACTGTACTGTTACACTATTATCCCCATTATCAGGGATGAATTTTTGGTCAATAGTTACACCATCAACAGCAGATAAAGGAGATAAAGTTGATACTTCAACAGTTGTTTTAGCTGGTTCTATGTACCAAGTTAAAATAGCAGCTGAAACTGATGGTTTATTACAAGGAACAGCAACAGCAGCTGGAGTTGTATATTTGAACGGAACAACAGCTGATGAAGCAAGAACAATTTACATTTTAGGAAGAAGTGCATAAGATTATAATAAAAATAACTCAAGGAGGATGATTAAATATGGCAGCAATACTTATAGGAAGTTGTACTGTAACTTTAGTTTCACCAATGGCTGGAATGGATTTCTGGACAGTTGTAGCACCATCAACAGCTGATGCAGATGATACAATTGATGTTTCTACAATAGTTGATACAATCTATGATGTTACAAATACTTCTGCAACAGATGGTTTAGTTCAATCAACTGCAACAACAGCTGGAGTGGTAGATTTGAAAGGTTCAACAGCTAATGAAGCAAGAACTGTTTACATCTGGGGAAAGAAAGCGTAATTTTTTTTTAATTAAAATAACTCAAGGAGGTTGATAATAATGGTATTAATGACAGATTCAATCCCTTCACAAGCAAAGCCAGTAGAAAAGAATATAGTAGATGAATTCATCTATAAGGCAATGGTTGATGAAGAAGGAAAAGGATATTTAGGAAAGATTAAAAATCCAGATTTCAAAGCTAAAGAAGCTGAAATTGTGGAAGTAAAAGAACCGGAAATTAAAAAAAAAACCTTTCGGAAAAGGAGGTAGGTAGAAGATGGGATTTGAAATTAAAGAAGCTACTATTACAAGTGCTGCGGGTGGCTGGGGTACTGCGACTATTTCGAATTGTCAAGGTTATATTGCAGCTATTGAAGTAAATCCAAGTGCTGTGTCTGTACCTACTGCGTCTTTTGACATTGAAGTAGATAATGCAAACGGGCTTGTAATTCATAACAAAGATGATTATTCAGCAACAGCAACTACAATGACTTGTCCACCTTTAGGAACATATTATAAGTTTCCTGTCGCTGGAACATTGACAGTATATGGTGCTGATATGGGTAGTGCAAAAGTTGCACAAGTAATTATTTATCTTGATAACTATTAAAGGGAGGGGATAAAAGTTTATTGTGAAATATCTGACGTGAAAGAAGCGATTTCGTTTCCAGAGAATGATGCACCTATCTCTAATGCTACAATAAAAAGATTCATTCTTGATGCTCAGGACGAAATAGAAAAAATCTATCACACAAAATTCGGTTGTATTGATGATTCAGGTACTGCGGGGACAGCAACAACTACCTCTATCGGTGATGATGACAAATTATGGCCAGTTAATCAATTAGAAGATTCTATTATCTGGGTGTATGGTGGAACTGGAAGTGGACAATATCGTGAGATACAAAGTAATACTGGTACTGCAATTGTTGTAAGTCCAGCATGGGAAACAACACCAAGCACCGATTCAACATACAGAATAGTAAAATTAGGATATAAAGACGAAACTATTGATGGAAGCGGTGAAACTTTCCAATTTGTAAAACAACAACCATTAATTAAACTTAACGCTTTAACTGTGAATGGTTCAGCAGTAACACCTTCAAAAGTAAGCACGTATTTACCAAGCGGGAAATTAGAACTTAAAAATAATCTTAGTCCAGAAACAACCGTCTTTTCTGATACGTACCCACAATTAATTAATATGAAATATATTTATGGTGTTTATCCAATACCGAGAATAATTAAAAGACTGGCCTGTATTGTTGCTGGGATTAAAACATTAGTAAGTCAGGTCAGTGGTACCTACGATGATTTCACCACGGTTTCCCTTCCAGGTGGATTGAACGCTTCAAAGGGAGAACCTTATGTCAATATTAAGAGTGCTTTAGCAAGTTTACAGAGAGAAGCTAAGGGCATCGTTTATGGGGAAACTGGCGACCAATTAGAAAGCACATTCAATAAACAACCCGTATTTAGACCTTATACATTTTTCGGTTAGAAACATTTAAATAATACCATTGTTTATAATGAGTTTACAATGGTAATATACAAAACAAACTGTAAAATATGTGGTGATTCATTCACTGCAAGGAGAAGTAAAACAGCAAAAATACCTTTATATTGTAGCCAAAGTTGTTACAGTATTGAGATGAAGAAGAAATGGAACAACCCTGAATATAGGGAAAGTATGGTTGAGAAGCATAAAGAAAATCCAACCAATTACTGGCTTGGAAAGAAACGACCTGATATGTGTGGTCCAAAGAATCCAAATTGGAAAGAAGAAAAAGGATTTTATGTTTATAATGGGTATAAACTATTATATCGACCTGATTATAAATATTCAAATAAAAAAGGAACAATACCAGAACACGTTTATAACTGGACAAAACATAATGATTGTAAAGAACCAAAAGGATATGTGTTACATCATATAAATGAAAATAAACTTGATAACAGAATTGAAAATTTAAGATTAATGACAAGAAGTGCACATTACAAACTACACCGAAAACATGGTACAAAAAATATTAAGCAAGAATGATTTTCAAAGAATTTTGGAAAGTTACGCAGGACAATTAATTAAAAGGATTCCTATTACAAAAACAACAAGTAACACGTCAGGTGAAGAAACATTAACTGAAGGAACACCGGAGATGATTAAAGCTTATTTTATGCTAACTGGTCAAAATTGGGATTATCAAAAAGCTGGTTTCATAGAGAAAGGTGATGCTGTTTTACTTGCAAAATATGAAGACGGCGTAAAAAAGAATGATCTTATTGTTCAAGAAACGTCTGGGACTTGCAGAATTAAAGAGATATATCATGTGCCTGGTGAATTTGGAATGAACTCAACAGCCGAAACAAAATTTATATACACAGCTGCAAACCTATTTTTAAGTCAATAGAAAGATTTAAATAGGAATACCCCTTGTAATTTATTTATGGGAGGAAAATGGAATCAACACGTTTTAACAACGTGTAAATATTGTAATAAGGAATATAAGGTTGTTCCTTCATTAATAGGAAAAAGAACACATTGTAGTAGGTCTTGTGCAGATAAAACAAGGAGTAAAGAACAAAGAAGGGAAAATAACCCTTGGTGGAATGGAGGAAGACATTATACTAATGGATATATCTCAATATTAAATAATTCAAATAAATATGTTTATGAACATAGAAGTGTTATGGAAAAGCATTTAGGAAGAAGATTAAAATCAAGTGAAGTGATACATCATATAAATGGAATCAAAGATGATAATAATATTGGAAATTTAATGTTATTTGAAAATCAATCAAAACATAGAACATATCACAAAGTATCACAATGACTAAAATCGTAATTGATGAAGAAGCTACAAAAAGAAGTTTGAATGAAGCATTACAAGGAATTGCACTGGACATTCAAGAAAGCTTAAAATCAAAACTCACCAAAGAACACGGAAAAGATACTGGCGACCTTCAAGCTAACATACACGCTAAGGTTGTAGGTGATACAACGATTGAGATAAGTATGCCGGAACACGGATTATATGTCGAATTCGGTACTCCACCACATATGCCACCAGTTGAAGCATTAACTGGATGGGTTAGAAGAAAGTGGGGAGCTAAAGACAAAAAAGAAGAATTACAAAAAGCGTGGGCTTTGGCTATGGCAATAAAGAAAAGGGGAACACGACCTTATCCTTTTATTCGGCCAACATTTGAACACGAAGTAACACCAATAATTAGGACAAATTTAAAACAAGCGTTTGATTAAAAACCAAGAGGTTTAGAATGGCTTATGTAACTATAAATCAACTAAAAGATGAACTATTATTTTTTCTCAGGAATAGTGATATTTTCACAATAACTCAGAGAGGGGTTACAACTACAACGTCTACTGGAACTTATGCAGCCGATTCTACTGATACTATTGCAGTATCAACTATTAAAAATATTAGAAGTATTGTTGTTGGTGGGACTACTCTTACTTATGGTTCTGAGTATACTTATGATGTTGATGATACTGTGTCAACAAAATGTAAGATTACATTTATTTCAGCTCAAACAGGAGTTTATACTATTACTTATGATTATGGAAGTACTGACAAAATCTTCCCAGATTATCCACAAGCGAATCTTAAACTTAATCAATTTCCAAGGATTGGTTTTGACATTATAAGTGGTGAAACTAAAGAGAACGAAATAGGGGCAGGTAGTAATGATTCAGAATATATCCTTAGTATCAGTGTATATTCAAAAAGCCAGAGAAATACTGAAGATTTTATTAGTTCAATCAGGGAAGCACTTATGGGAAACAAAAAAGATTTCCATTATATTAAATTTATAACACCGTCAATTATGAGTCCAATGATTCAAGGACCATTCGGTGAACAGAAAATTATGCAACGTAGTCAAGATTTTAGAATATTATTTATTTATGAATGGTAATAAAAAATTAGGGAGGAATGATTATAATGTGTCCATCAGAATATTGGGGAAATCAAGGAATAAGACCAGGTGGTAAAAAACCAATGACAACAAGAGAAGCACTTGCAAAGCTAAGTATGAGAGAAATTAGGGATTTTGTAAAAGAGAATGAATTGAATGCTTCTGATAACAGTAAAGAAGAATTAATTGATGAAATATTGGAGGAGATTTAAATGGCAAAAAATATATACAGAGTTTCTGATGGTGTAATGATTTATGCTGAAGATACAGCATGGGGAACAGCAGGAACACCGGCAGGTACAAGTTATGTTGACAGAGTTCAAAGTTTTTCAGCAACAGTTGAAAATAATCCTATTTTCTCACAAGGAATAGGCGACGGTTTAAATGCAAAAAACGTAATGAATGGACCAGCAGACGTGAGCGGTTCTATGACTTGGGAATTAACTGATCCAAGTTTCTTACAATATGGTTTCTTGGGAACAAAAAGTGGCGGTGGTACTGCTGCTGATCCTTACGAAATAGCAGAAGCAAGTGCTTTAGGTTATGCTGCAGGTGAAGTAAATACACTAACTTTAGAGTGTGGTCTTGAAGGTGCAACTGAAGATACAATGGCTTATGATGGTGTTTTTTTTGAATCAGTTACCATTAATTGTAATTCTGGTGAAAAAATCATGGTTAATGCAAGCTGGACTGGAAGAAATGCAGTTGCAAGTACTACAAATGAAACATATACTGGTCCAACAAATAGACCGTTTACTTTTGTTGATGGTGCTGTAACTGTTGGAAGCGACACTGTTGGAGAATTAATGAATTTCTCTATAACTTGTAATACTGAGTATAAGAAATCAAGAGATTTAAGTAGGTTTTTGATGCAACCTGTGGCAATCAGAAGAAGGTATACCTTTAGTGGTACAATAAGATTACATTTTGATGATACTGCTTCAACATTAAGTGGAACAGAATTAAGGAATCATATCTTTAATGGTACTTCAACTGGAACTTCAATAATAGATACAGCTGAAAATACAACTGTAGCAATAAGTATGGATTTAACTGAAGGTGCTGAAGTAGATGATAGGGTATTAGCTTTTGATTTAGAAACAGGATATCTTTCTAATTTCACACAACCTATTGAACTTGATAGTGGTGATATTGAAGTAAGTTTTAATGGTGTTGCATTAGCTGGCCTTACTGATAGTACTGCAAATGTAGCAATTAGGTGGTATACTCTCGCCTGATTAGAAATATTTATATATGTGGTATGTTACATACCATATATGAAATCAATAAACCATATAAGCGGATATATGAGGATATGGAATCCGGAACTAAAAAAATATGAATGGGAACACAGAATTGTTTGGGAGAAGAATAAAGGAAAAATTCCAGATGGTTGGGTTGTACATCATATAAATGGCAACAAAAAAGATAATCAAATTGAAAATCTTGAAATAATGCCTGCAAAAGTTCATAATTCCATTGAAACATTGAAACATTGGAAAAAAGGTTGTTTTTTGAATAGACCAAAACCAACAGAGGATATGAAAGAAAGGATATCTAAAACAATGAAGATAAGAAGAAAAGAAAAATTTTGGTCTACAAGAAAGATAACTTAGATTTTTTTATTTTTTAATTAATTTAATAGTGGGGGAAATACAAAATGGAATTTAAAAAAGAAATAGTAATCCTTGGAAAAGGAGAAGTAGAAATAACAGAACCAAGCGGTGGAAATAGGAATGCGGCACTTATTGCTGCAGACACAGGCACAGAGAATCCAAAGAGAAGTATATTTATGACTACTCTTTTACCTTTGTGTATCACTAAACATCCGTTTGGGAATGTTAAAATTGAACACGCAGTAAATAGTTTACATTACAAAGAGTATGATTTATTAATGGCTGCATTAAATAAGTTAGTGAAAGATACCGAGTTAGAAACAAAAAAATAAAGGCAGCGGTTTGGTCGGGAAGGATGCCTTCCTCTCCAAAATATTCACACTTATTCATTGCGAGATTTATAGCTAAGGCTTATCATTGGACACCAGATGTCATTGATAAAACACCAGCTGCCTTTTTAGATGCCTTAGTATTTGCAGAAAGCGAATTTAATAAGAAAGAATTACAAGAAATGGAAATGAACAAAAATGGCTGAAGACCTAATAAAAGCAAAAATTGTTTTTGATACAAGCAACCTTAAAGGCGTTATGGGTAGTACTGGTGGCGGTGGATCAGGTGGTTCTGGTGGAGGATTTACTGGAGCTATTTCTAAATCTCTTTTTGCACAAGACACACAAATATGGGGAGATATTATGGGTGGTATTGGTGGTCTTGTTTTGCTTGGTGAAGCTATGTTGAAAGTTACTAAGGCTGGTTTTGGTAAACTGGTTAGTTCAAGTATTCATTTACAAGGAACATTGAAGATAATGGGTAAGACACTTATGTTGATGTTGAAACCAATAGGAGATACTATGAGCATGTTCTTAAGACCTTTCGCTATTTCTTTTCTTAGAATCATTCTTCCAATCTATAAAGCTTGGGCGGTGTGGATGAAAGATGGTGGCGGTGCTGAAGCTAAACTAATTATTGGTGAAGGTTTCCAAGAAATTATATCTGGGTTTAAAGAATTAGACTTTCAAAAGATGTGGGAAGGTTTTGGTACAGTTATGAAAGGTGTAAAAGATTTTTTTTTAAGTTTCGCTACTGATGTACTTAATCCCCAACTTGATAGTTTTTATGAGTGGTGGGATAGGGCCCAGAAAGAATTTGAAACATCAGGAGTATTTTCTACTATGTTTGCTATTTTTAAAGAAATGGCATTAGAAGGGATAAAATATTTCTTTAGATTATTTGGATTTATGGCTGAAGGAGAAGAAATTAAATCATTCGGGGACATATTATCAAAAATATTTTCTACTGCTTGGGGTGGATTTATAAAATTACTTAAGAAAACAGAATGGGGAGAAACTCTTGTTTTGTTTGGTGAAGGAATATGGGATATATGGCTTAATTTTGCTAAAAAATTGAGAGGATTTAGTTGGGCTGACCCGTTAGCTCCTTTTTTTCTTGCTTTTGGTTTAATATGGGATTTTTCTGTTGGGAAATGGATTAAATCATTAGTAACTGCTCTTGAAGATAAATTACCTGGATTTAGTAGAGCTATTAAGGCAATCTTTGGTGGTGATAAAGAAAACAGTGATGGTGGTTTTTTATCTGGATGGATGGATAAAGCAAAAGAATGGGTTAGTATGGCTATGCATCCCGGTGAAACAATAATAGGAGGATTAGGTAAAATCTTTGAAACTGCTGAAGAAAAACTGGGAAAAAGTGGAAATGAAAAAGGTGCAACAGTGATGGGTGCGTTTAATAAAACAACAGATGTAATGCTTAGTAATATCTCTGTTGTGAATAGAGTTACTGAGGTTTTAAATGGAATACCTACGTTAATTACAACAATACATAAAATAATTACTGTTTATGAATCAAGAGGATCAAGTTCCGGATCAAGTTACACGGCAGCAGATTATGCTTCAAAATCATCATTAGTGAGGGAGTAAAATGGCTTATGAAGATTTAATCAAAGATATTCAAAAATTAACTAATTCATTAAATTCTGTTAATAGGGAATTTATTACAACTGTTAAGATTTCTGAACAAGAAAAAGAAGAATTATTTTCTGAATTTGAAGAAAAAATGAGACAAGGATTGAATGGAAGAACAACAGAATTTTTCGGGGTGTGAATAATGGTAATATGCGCAAAACCAACATTAGATGGAAATGATATTGAAGGGGTAGAGGGGATAAATGTAGATAAAAATGCTAACATTATTCCTTTATCAATTCCCACATTAGATAGTGATGCGACAGAAGTATTTGATGCTCTTGGTGTACTTAAAATTATAACCATTCGTGGGGAATGGAAAGGAAGCGTGACAACTATTAAAGGATATGTTGATATTTTTGAAGCAATAGTCGATGGCGACCAAACGGTGATTTCTTTTGTAAGTGACCAAACTGATACTATTTCTTGCATGGTTGCGTCTATTACAACTGATTGGAACAGCCCAGGTACAATTTGTTCATTTAATATGAAATTAATACAGGGGTCGGTTTAATGGGAAGTAAGATGCTTACTGAAGTTAAAATAAATGGAAATGATATAGCTTCTGCTGGTACTGGTCGACTTGTTAAATATAAAATTATAAAGACTTTCGGGCAAAGTGTCAAAGAGGTAGTTATTCATTGTTCTAAAACAATATGGTCTGATGATGCAACTTTAAGTCAAGGACAAACTATTTCTGTTAAAAGAGGATTTACAACATCAACTGATAAATTTGAATTTGATGGATACATTGACCGAATTGATAAACAAGGACCAATAACTATAATCTATGGGAAAGATAAACTTGTTGATTTGATTAAGGCAACAGTAGCTTACACTTATGATGGTGTTAGTACTCCACTTTCTGAAAGTAAAGGAAGTGATATTGCTACCAGTTTAATTGAAACTTGGGGAGGACTTACTGCAACTGTTGTTGATACTGGAAGCGTAATGGTTCTTAATAAATTCATTTGTGATTATACTGATGTCTTAAGTAGACTTCAGAAACTTGCAGAGATTTATGACTATCAAATTTATTATAGTGAAGCTGATAGTACTGTTCACTTTGAACCTAATGGATATACGACTAATTCTGATACGATTTATATTGGTGGAACTTATAGTAATTGTTCTAAGATTCCAGTCTGGAAAAGTGATAATTCTCAATGTATGAATCATATTTTAATTAAGGGGGCAGTTCAAGAAGTTCAAGACATAGAGTTTTTTAATGGAGATAACACAACAAGTCAAGTATTCACATTAGCAGCCAAACCTATAATGGTTCATACTTATGAAGAAGTTGCAACTGTCTGGGTATTAAAAACTCCTGGGGTGGTTGACAGCACAAGTGGCAGTTATGATTATGAAATAGATTCTGAAGGAAAACTTATTAATTGTACTACTAATTGGACGCCTGCAAGTGGAACTAATAATGTAAGAGTTATTTATACTAAGGCAATTCCAGCACCGGTTGACATATTAGATGATGAAAGTATAGATAAATATGGAACATATCGTGCGGTTTTACATTATCATGATATTCAGGGGGTTGATGATGCAGAACGTAGAGCTAACGGTCTTCTTAAAAAATTTAAGAACCCTTTTATTGAAACCTCACTTATGCCAATTAATTTAATTAATTATTTCCCAGGAGAAAAAGTCAATGTTATTGATATTAAAAACACCCCTAATGAAGACAGAACTCTTGTAATTAATAAGATTACAATGGAATATCCATATAAAGGTGATAAAGTTGACGTTGGAGATAAAGAATGGAAACTTGCAGATTGGGGACAATATACTATCGAAAGAATCAGAAGATTAGAAGAAGAACTCCAGAAAGAAACAGACCTTGTAGTTCAGATTAGATATTTTGCTCAAGGTGTAACTCACCAAAGAAGATACGCAAGAGCATTACAACAGACAATTTTAGGAGAAGGATTCATTCTTGGAAGTGTTGTAAGGGGAAGAATCGGAACTGATAAACTTGGCGACCCTTATCAAACAGGATTAGTTTGGGGTAATACTGATTATGGAGATTGGGGGACATATTACTGGAGTGATGGAACTGACCAAACAGAAGTTCAAATAAGATGCGTTTGGTATAATGGTCAAGTTGTAGAAGATTTCAAAACAGTAGTATTCAAGGGAACAGCAGACACAACAGCGGTTTGGACTAATACTGGAACTCTTGGAATGACTAATGCTGAAACAGCTCAAAGTACTTATATTTATGATAATGATGTTAATTTATCAAAGGCAACACTTACTGCAACTGGCGGAACTGCTGTTGCTTGGTATCTAAGAAGCGATTTAACTAATTGGGAATCAGTAACCAGCGGAGTTGAACACACTTTTGTTTATACAGGAGCTAAACTTCAATGGAAAGGGATTGCTTCTGGAACTGCTGATATTACTGAAGTCAAAATTGACGTTACGGAGGTTTAAAATGTTAAGAAAAGCTAATCAAACAAGTTTTAAAAAAGGAAATATTCCTATTAATAAAGGAAATAGAAAATATGAGTTTAAATGTACTTGTGGAAAAGTTGTGAAGACATCAGATAAAAGAAAGAAATCTTGTTCTCATTCCTGTGCAACTAAAGAATCTTGGAAGAATAGAGAAAGAAAAGGGTATATTGATGGTGGATATAAAAGATTTCAACAAGGAAAAGTTACTATAAGGGAACATAGATTAATTTGGGAAGAAAATAATGGAAAAATTCCTAAAGGGCATCATATACATCATATAAATGAAAATAAACTTGATAACAGATTAGAAAATTTACAAATATTAAGTATATCAGAACATAGTCAATTACATTGGGATAAAAGAAAAGGGGTGATTTAATTGTCTGGAGGTTTAATTACAACAAATGGAAAGAAAATTTTATTACATAGAGGATATACTGCTTCTCCTACAATAACTGCTCCAACGAAGTTTAAGATTGGAACTGCAACCGTAGCTGCAACAGTAGGTGATACTGATTTAGGAAGTGCTGTTGTTATAAGTGGAACTGCATATGTCAAGGTTTTTGAATCTGGTTATCCAGCTTTCGATTATACTGCTATGACCGGAACAATAAGGACAAGATTAACAACTCTTGAAGCTAACGGAAATGCACTCACAGAAATTGGAATATTTAACACAGATGGAACTGCTCTTATGGAGAGTAGGGATTTATTTACTGCAATATCAAAAACAACAAGTGATGAACTAATATTCGAAATTGTCACAACTGTATTATAGGGGATGATAAACAATGGCTTTTGAAAAATGGAATACAAGTGGAAAACTAACTTGGGCTGATGCTGAAGTACTTTATGCTGCTGATTTAAATGGAAGTATTGATGAAACAATGCCACCCATCGGTGCAATTATAGCTTGGGCTAAATCATTTACTGGAGTTCCGGCTACATTACCCGTTGGTTGGGTTGAGTGTAGTGGTGCTGTTATAAGTGATGCTGATAGTCCATTAAATGGTCAAACATTACCAGATATTAATGACCCACAATCATTCTTAAGAGGAGATACAACAAGCGGTGGAACTGGAGGAGAAGATACTCACGACCATACTGGAGTTACTTCTGGGCCGAGTGCGACAGAATCAGTTGCAAGTGGTTCAGGTAATTCCCCAGCACACGCTAACCACACTCATACAATAACAACAGACGGAACTCTGCCTGTGTATTATGAAATTGTATGGATAATGAGGATAAAATAAAATGGCAATAACAAATACATTTACAAATGGAACAACAGCAGATGCAGATGAAGTTAATGAAAATTTTAGTGATTTAATTAATACATCCACAGGGCATAATCATGATGGAGTAAATAGTAAATTTTCTATGAGTGCAACTGTATGGGGTACAGATGGACACGCAACAGAACAAACAACAGCTGGACTTGGTTCTTATGAATTACAAAGAACTTTTGTTTTTACTCCAGACACAGCAAGAAATAGAATTCATAGAATGTCGGTTTCAGTTGATACTATAATGACTGCATCTAATGAGTATGTTATAAAAGTAGTTTTAACTGATGGAGATGATAATGAGATTCATGAGTTTATGGCTGCAAGTAAAACTAATACAGCTTATGAAACTACCACAGGAACACCAATAGAACCTGATACTGCATTATGTTTTAATAAATCACAATATAAGATTAAATTTTATCTAAAGAAAAACACTTCAGGAGATGCTACAAGTAAAAATAAAACAATTGATGTTGAATATGTTGATGGATATAAAGAAACATTAGATGTAACACAAAGTTAGGTGACTAAAATGCCAGAAGAAGATATAATCTTGGATCAAGATGACCGATTGGATTTAATCAGGCTGCAATTCAAACAAGTAAAGAACATTGGATTTATCCGGCATACTTTTCTAAAATGGACAAGGGACAGTAGATATGGTATTCTTGAAGATGTTAGTGAGTTTCTTGATAAACAAATTAGAGTAGAAAACCAACAATTAAAGGGATTAGCTCAATCTCTTAAAGGTCCACATCCAGATATTACTATGATTAACATTCTTAAGTACGTTGTAAAGCACATAAAATACAGAAATGACATAGGTGAACAATGGTATTACGCCACACAGATACTCAGAAGGCAGTATGATGATTGTGACGGCATTAATTCTCTTATATATGTACTCGCAAGGTACGCAGACATTCCTTCTTATTTGCTCTCTTGTGGACTTGTAGACACAGCTGATGAAGATGAAGAAATAGACCATTTTACTCTTTTTTACTGGAGTACTAAATCTTATGATGGGGTTGGTACTTATTTGTATAATATAGATGGCACTTATGATGTAGATTTTACACCGATAAAACATAGATTACCTTTTAATATTGGTACAGGGATTCAAAGGGTGTATTATTTGTTTGATGAATATAATACGTGGAAGGTGGGTTGAGTGGGAAGACATTACGT